TAGAATACGATACAGCAGGATTTCCAGTTGGAACTACTGAAGCTGTAACAAGTACAACTGACAGCTTACTAAATGTAATGTCAGATTTTAGTACACTCACAGATTTAGCAGATGGAGGTTTACAATCGGTCGTTACTTTAGGAGTAACTGAAGGTATTAATGTTGCAAAGAATGCAGCGAAAGATAAGATTGGTCAATATGTAAGTTCTGATTTTATACCTTCGAATGCTACAGATAGTGACATTAATATCATTAATCAGTTTAAAACATTTAGCACAGAAAAATTTAATGTTCAAGAACAAGTTGCAGAATTAACTGGAGCTGATGGTCAGACAGTACTTAATTCAGTACAGAATTTAAAAGACAATGTAAATAATATTCAAAACGGTGTACAGAGTTTTCAAAGCAGAGTAAGTAGTGTATTAGGCGGAAATAAAGCTCTTGGTTTAGTTCAAAGAGTATCACAAAAAGTTGATCCAAATATTTCTACCATTACAGATGCATTAGAAATTGACACAAGTCAATCTGCATTTGATCCACCATTTCAGATTGGATCGAATGTTGCTGAATGGCAAGTTTCAAATAAGAGAACAATTATTTTTAGTTACATTAACACAGTTGAAGAGTTAAGAGCAGATTTAGCAGCTATACTTAGACCTATTACCGGAGTTGTTGTACATTGGACTAAACACTTCTCAAACCAAGATATAGGTTCAGAAGAAATTAATAACACAGAAATAGACTTAGGTGAAGATGGTATACAATATCATTTTGTGATACGTAGAGATGGTTCACTACAAAGAGGTCGACCTACAGGTTTGACATCTAATCATACAACAAAATTAAATCATAATACAAAGAGTTTAGGTGTTGCTTTTGTTGGTGGATATAATTGTCCAACAAAAACAGAAAATCCTGATAAGTACTTATCTTCTAAATCACTAACACAAGCACAATTTGCAACATTTGAAAAATTCTGTGCAGCTTTTTATTTAAGATATCCTGGAGGACAAATTATTGGTCACAATGATTTAGATCCAGAATTTATTGATCCTGGATTTGACGTAAGAGATTACGTTGAGGATGTTTTCAATAAGAAGTCTTTATTTGCAGATCCATCTGTTGGTACAGCATTTGAACCAGCAGAAATTAATTCAACGGTATTACCATGACTACAGAAATAGAAAGAGATCAAGTAAATCAATCACAGGGAATAAAGACAGAAGGCTTTAACGATCCTACTGGAGAATATCCTCGTAAAGATTATTTCTTTGGAACTTCAATTAATGCTGCAGCTCGTGGTGCAAAAGTAAATGAGTTATACATTGGTGGTGGAGAATTAAATGTATCTATCGATTTACCAGATCAAAGAGCATCAGAATATCCACATAACCAAGTACAAGAAACATCATCAGGTCATGTGATTGAGATTGATGATACGCCAGGCGGTGAAAGAATACTCATTAAACATAAGTCTGGTTCTGGAGTAGAACTCAGAGCAGATGGTAGTACAGTACACAGTTCAAAAAGAAATCGCGTTGAAGTTGTTGGAGGCGATGATACAGTTATCGTTGAAGGTACAGCAAAACTTATTTACAACGGTAATTTAGATGTAGAAGTAACTGGAGATTATAACTTGACTGTCGGTGGTAACATGGCAGTAAAAGTAAAAAATGGTTTAGATGAAGACATATACGAAAATAGAGTTACTACTGTTCATGGTAATGAAAGAATTAGTGTTGACGGTGCATCATCTAAAAGTGTTGTTGGAACAAACACACTTACTTCTTTAGGCAATCATAACGTATTTGTAAAAGGAGAAAGAAAAGATTATGTTGAAGGTGATGTAGACTTTAGTAGTAATGGAAAAGTTAGACAATCTGGACAAACGTATGCAATTGCAGCAAAAACAACTGCAATGTTTACAGGTAATTCAATTAGTGTTACTGGTAATAAGGGTGTAGTTGGTGGTGATTTAGTCGATCACTTAGGTAGAACTTATTCTGGACTCGGTGTTGGTAAAGCTACTACAATGTATGGTACACTTGTTGGAACAGCGAGTAGTGCATTATTTGCGAATAAAGCTGGAGCAACTCCATTTGCTGATTATGCTACGACTGCTGGAGCTGCACCAACTGGAGCAGCTATCGCAAAATCACCTGCGAAAAAAGCTCTACTCTTTGTCAAAACACCATCTGCAGTTGATAAAACAGGAAGTACACCAATTGTCACTGGTTTACTTGCATCATCAAACTATGGTGTTAGAAATGTAAGTATCGATCCAAATAATCTAATTAAAGATAATCAGACAAGAGCACGATATCAGAACTTGTTAAATCATGAGCCAAACATTCATGAGATCAGACACTTATTAAGAAGTAATTCAAGTGGCGGTTTACTTGCAGACCAATTAGTAAAAGAAAATAAAATTAATGTTAAGTATGCTGATGCAATGCCAGCAGATGAAAAGATTGAAAGATCTGTTGGAAGACAACCAACTTCTAGATTTGGTTATGATGCAATTGGAAATAATGCAATCGAAAATAGAAGTAAACGATTTATACCAGCTGAGAGAAAATAATGATTATATTAGTTGACCCATTATACAATCCAAATTTTAGAAGTGCAATAGAATCTTCTACTCCACTTGGTCCTGGAATAACTGTAGCCAAATTTATTGGTGCACCAGGAACACCAAGCACAATGCAAGATTATAAAGGAAATGAATTTCAGTTAGCAAGAAACTTATATTTGCAAGCTGAGGCAATGAGAATTGTGCATGATAATAAAAATTTTAGCTCCATTCGATTAGTACCGACTGATGTACAAACGAATGGACAAATTGTCGGTTATCAAGTTGTTGGTAAAGACGGTAATGTTGATATACCACAGACTTTTGATGTAGCAGAATTTTGGAAAGATTATATTAATTTTGAAAAAATACAATTGTGGTATGATCACTTTAATCCTGACGGTTCTTTAAGTGTTTCTATCTTATTACACATGCCATCTGTGCCTGAATCTTTTGACGTATCATTTAGTGGTCAAATAGAAACTTTGTACAATAACTATGTTCAGGCAACAAATGAATTAGTAGAATTTTCTTAATAGTATTATAAATAATGTATTATGGCACGAGCATTATCAGCAGAAGATCAAAATCTAACATCGAGTATATTAACTTCTCGAGTTAGAAAGTATAAAGATATAGATTTAACGTTTGCAAAAAAGCAAACGGGTGATGTCTATAAGAAAGAAGATGCTGCAGCTGTTAAGCAAGCTATTCGTAGTCTTTTATTAACAAATAGGCTTGAGAGACCTTTTCAACCTGCATTTGGTGCAAATATTAGGTCTTACTTATTTGACCTCATTGGTACTAATACTCCTAATGAAATAAGAAGAAACATAATTACTTCAATAGAGATATTCGAACCTCGTGCTGAGATTTTAGGATTAAGTGTATTTCCTTTAGAAAATAATAATGAAATACGAGTTAACTTAATTGTACAAGTAAAAAATACAACACAACAAATTAATTTTTCATTCGTAGTATCGAGGTTAAGATAATATGGCAACAACAATTAAATCTACAGCTTTAGATTTTAATTCAATTAAAAACAATCTAAAGACTTTTTTAGCAGCACAAGATGAGTTTGCTGATTATAATTTTGAAGCATCGGGCTTATCAAACATCCTCGATGTTTTAGCTTATAATACACACTATAATGCACTTATAGCAAATTTTGCTTTAAATGAATCATACTTAGGTACAGCACAGTTAAGAAGTTCAATTGTATCTCTTGCAACAGCAATTGGTTACATACCAGATTCACGCATTGCATCTCGTGGAACAGTTAATTTAAGCATCACTATACCTTCATCTGATACACGACCTGATATCGTAACAATGCCAATTAACACCAAACTTACTTCTACGATAGATGATACAACTTATACCTTTCAAACGAGAGAAGAATTAACAGCAACAAATGCAAGTGGAACATATAATTTCCAAACTGCCGCTGGAAGCAGTTCAATATTGGTGTATGAAGGAGCACAAAGAACTAAGACTTTTATTGTAGGTCCATATTCTGAAAACTTAACCTATGTTATACCAGATGCAAATATGGATATTACAACTGCAATCGTAAAAGTATATGATTCACCATCATCTTCGCTTTACACAACTTATACAAATATAGCCGATGCTCAAGAATTAACTTCAGCTTCGACTGTATACATCTTAAAAGAAGCTCCAAATGGTTATTTTGAATTAACATTTGGTGACGGTAATACCTTAGGTGTTACACCGACTGCAGGTAAACAAATTGTAATTGATTACTTATCAGTTTCTGGCCCAGATGCAAATGGTGCTTCTACATTTACACCATCTACTCAGCTAAGTGTTGGTGCAGAAAATTATACTATTTCTGCTACTACTGTTGCTAACTCAACAAGTGGTAAAGTAAAAGAATCAATAGAATCAGTTAGAAAAAATGCACCATTCTTATATGCATCACAAAACAGAATGGTTACTTCTACTGACTACTCATCACTTATTTTGAGAAATTACTCTACGCTGATTGATGATATTAATGCATGGGGTGGAGAAGAAAATACAGAACCTAAATTTGGTTCAACTTATGTTTCTATTTTATATGATACAGACGTAACAGATGCACAAAAGACAGCAACAGAAGATGGTATCAGAACACTTGTTCGAGACTTAGGTGTTATATCGTTTGATGTAGAATTTGCAGATCCTGCTATTACATTTGTTGAGGCAGATGTATTCTTTCAATTCAATCCTAAACTTACAACTGTATCAGAAAATACAACAAGAACAAATGTAAGACAAGCAATCATAGATTACTTTGAAGATACTGTGTTGTTTAATACTACAACAAATGCTGGTAAATTTAAAAGAGCATTTAGAAGATCAAACATGTTAACAGATGTTGACGCAGTAAGTACTGCTGTGTTATCATCAAGAGCAGATATTCGAATGCAACAAAGATTGAATGTATCGACACCAGGATTAGCAGCTGATTCAACTGTTGTTGGTAGTATCTTATTATCAACTTCTAGAACTTATACTCTTACATATCCAACAACTATTGCTGCTCCTGACGATGTAAATTATGTTATAACAAGCACTAAATTCACATATAATGGAGTACTTTCAGAATTAAGAAACAGATTAAATTCAAACGTATTAGAAATTGTAAAAGCATCTGATGGATCGGTTGTTGTTGATAACATTGGTAGTTATAACACCACTGCTGGAACAGTTACACTTGAAGGATTTGCTCCATCTGCAATTACTGGAAGTTACTTAAAGATTGCAGCTGTACCTGCTAATCAATCAGTGATTGCACCAACAAGAAATGATATTGTTGGTTATGACGAATCACGAAGTGCTGTAAGAGTTGTAGAAACAACAGCACAAACTTAGGTAAATCATGTCGCATAGATCTTTTGTAGATAAGAAAAGAAGAGAAATTAACTTATCGAAGTATGAAGTTAAGTCTGTTCTGCCTGAGCATTTCCAAGAAGATTATCCAAAATTAGTTACTTTTCTTGAGAAGTACTATGAGCAATTAGATTCTGATTCACCTGTAGAATTATTAAAACACTTATACGAAAAGAAAGATATCATTGCAACTGATGTTGATTTACTTCAATATATTGAAGATGAATTACTTTTAGGTCAATCATACTTTCAGGGTTTTAGTAATCCAAGAGCAGCATCTGAATTTGCAAGTACTTTATATCGTGCAAAGGGATCTAAATTTTCTATAGAGCAATTCTTTCGTATGTTTTATAATGAAGATCCAGATGTCGTGTATGGTAAAGATTTGATATTTAAACTCAATGATTCTGCATCAGAAATTGGAGTCACAACTGATAAAAGAATAACAAACAATAAGTTATATCAAATCTTTGCTATATTAATTAAGATTGGTTTACCCGTATCAGATTGGGAATCAATCTATAAATTATTTGTGCATCCATCAGGTATGTATCTTGAAGGATTAGTACAGCTAGTTAATGAGGCAGATTTAGAAGTTGATAATATGCCAGATGTTATACCTTCACCAGATGAACCAATTGCAGTAGTTGGAGAAGGATTTGCTGCTGTAGCTGGACTTGGTGAACAAACAGAAATATTCTTTGGTGATAGTGCTAATGATCAATATAGATTGAATCTTGGAGATACGATATCTCTATACAGCACAATGACAATACAACAAATTGCAGATCAATACTCAACACTTGTTGAACAAGTTGAATCTAACGCACCAACATTTGATGAAGATCACGATGCTGACTCAAGTGGTGTAGGATTATCTAATACATTTGAAACTATCGACCAAGAAAGATATTTCTGGTGGGATCCTGATTCTGCTGATTATCAAGTGCAAATAATTCAAAGAGATGACTCAGCTGACTAGTAAAATGTGTATAAATAAAACCATAATATAGGAAATTAAATTGGCAAGACAAAATTTAAATCGAGGAACAACAGCAAACGACGGAAGTGGTGATACACTTCGTCAAGCTGGTTTAAAGATTAATCAGAACTTTTCTGAATTATATTCTAAACTAGGAGCTGGTGTAGCTGATGCAAATAATCTATCAACCGTTATGGGTTTTGATAGTAGTGCACTTACGTTTGATAGTGCAAGTTATACTGTATCACTTAAAGCAACTACACCTACAGCAAACAGAACAATTAACTTGCCAAATGCAAGTGATACTCTTGTAGGTTTAGCAACTACAGATACACTTACAAATAAAACATTAACAGGTCCAACAATCAACGGTGGAACTTTAAACACACCTAAGATTGGTACATCGATTGATGATACAAATGGAAATGAACTATTTACAGTTTCTGCAGCAGGTTCAGCTGTTAACGAAATAACAGTTGCAAACGCTGCTACAACAAATGGTCCATCGCTATCTGCTTCAGGTGGTGATACAAACATTAATTTAAATTTAATTGCTAAAGGTAATGGTTCAGTCGAATTAAGTAAAGCTGCATTTGACCATCAGGAAATCACTTCTAATGGTGCAGCTTCAGCAACTAAATCTCTTATTATTGGTAATAAGGGATCAGCGCTTGCAGTTACTTTAGCAGATGGAACTACAATAGGAGAATATAAAGTTTGGATTAATAAAGGAGCAGGTGCAATGACCGTGACTCCTACAACATTCGCTCAAGGTACGACATTTGCCTTAGCACAATATGATGGATGTACAACCATCTGGGATTCAGATACAGGTTGGTACATAGTTGGTAACCAAGGTGAAGTAACCGTAGCTTAATAGGGTAAAGATATGGCAGCAGTAATTAGTACAATAACAAAATTTCAACAAGCAGAAAAGCTATTCAATGATGTTGGTCAGCAATATGTTGTCTTAAACGATAGTGCTACCGCATCTAATTTTGGTTTAGCAGACTCTGCTCAACAGAACTTTAAAGGTCTAGGAAATTTAACTGGACCTCATGTTGTAAAGAAACACGAATTTAACAGAGTATATGCAGGTATAGCTAGATCTGAAGACTGGAATGCTAATGATTCGGCTCCAGCACCAGGATTAAATCCAAGAACAGTTAGAACCGCACAATATACTTTACAAGGTTTAAAACAAGTTAACGATTATAAATTTGTAGTTCCAAGGTACAACTGGACATCAGGTGCAACATACAGTGCATACGATGATAATCAAACAGGTTATCCTTCAAATGCTTATTATGTACTAACTGATGAGAATAACGTTTATATTTGCTTACAAAGAGCTAAAAACGCTTCTGGTACAGCACAACCATCAACAATAAAACCAAGTGGTGTTGCCACTTCTGCATTTAGTACTGCTGATGGATATGTTTGGAAATTCTTATATAGTATCGATGCAACAAACGCAAATAAGTACTTAGCTTCTAACTATATGCCAGTTGAAAAAGTCGTAGCTGACTCAGCTAACGATCCAGTTTTATCTGCTGCTCAAACACAACAAGTTGGTGTGCAGAATGCTGCAGTCGATGGTGCAATATTAAATATTGAATTAGATTCTGGTGGAGCTGGTTATGTAAATGCTCCTGCAATTACAGTTGTTGGAAACGGTTCAGGTGCTACTGCTCACGCTTATGTAAGTGGTGGAGTTATTAAAAAGATCGCATTTGATTCTGCTTCATTCTTCGGCTCAGGTTACACTTATGCAAGTATAACAATTGCTGACTCAAGTGGAGTAACCAAACCTGCTGTTGCAAGACCAGTTATTGGTCCTTCAGGTGGTATTGGTGCTGATCCTCGACAAGATTTAAAATCAAGTTCAATTATGTTTAACACTCAGCCTGCAGGCGTTGAAGGTGGAGAGTTCCCATTAAATGACTTTAGACAAGTGCTTCTTGTGAAAAATCCATTGAATTGGAAATACGACAGTGCTAGAGATTACTACACTGGTTCAGTTGGAAGTACACTTCGAAGATTAACAGTAACTGGTTCAAATGATCAGTTTGATAACGATGATACAATTACACAATCTGCAACAGGAGCTAAAGCTTTAGTTGACTCTGCAGATGCTACATACATATATTATCATCAGAACGAAACTACTGGATTTACTGCTTTTGATTCATCAGCAATTACAAGTAGTCCAGGTGGCGGATCTGCAACAGTTATTCAGTTAGGAGATTCAGCAGATGCCACTGAGATAGATAGAATGACAGGAGACGTTTTATACATCGATAATCGTGCGGCAGTAGCTAGATCAGCAGCTCAAACTGAAGACTTGAAGATAGTAATTACAATTTAGGATAAGAAATGGCAACAGCATACAACTCAGGAATATTTGCATCAACATATAGAGATGATTATAACGATAGTGATGCTTACTATCGAATACTGTTTAATGCTGGTAGAGCTCTACAAGCAAGAGAGTTAACACAGTTACAAACAATCATCAACAAAGAAATGGAGAGATTCGGTAAGAATATCTTTAAGGAAGGTGCTTGTGTATCTGGTTCAACTGTTACTATTAATAAATCTTATGACTACATTAAACTTAATACTGATACTGGTGCTGGTGGTTTAGCACTTCCAGCTGACACATCAACTCTAATTGATGCTGAATATACAGGAGCAACTTCTGGTGTTACATTTAGAATCTTAGAGTATTATACAGCAGCACAAACTGGTGCAGTTGATACCATTTATGTACAATACATTGGTGGTAACTCAAGTGGAACATATATTAAAGCTGCTGATAACGAAACATTAGAAAATGCATCTGTTGGTGATATTAAATCAGCTTCAACAAGTGCAACAGGCACAGGTACAAGAATTTCATTCGGTGATGGTGCATTCTTTACACAAGGTCACTTCGTATACTCAAGTGCACAATCACTTATATTAAGTTACTATTCAAATAGTTATAGTGGTAATGTTGGATTTAAAGTTACACAAGATATTGTAACTGCAGGTGATAATTCAGCGTTATACGATAATCAAGGTGCAACACCAAATACTTCTGCTCCTGGTGCTGACAGATATCGAATAAGATTAACTCTTATCGATGAAGCAGACGTAGGTGCAGCAGAAGATTTTATATTCTATTGTAAAGTTAAACAATCTGAAATCGTCTCTCAAATTTCGGCAACTGACAATTACAATAAAATTAACGACTTACTTGCTAAGAGAACTTACGAAGAATCTGGTAACTATATCGTTAAACCATTTAAAGCAACATTCTCATTAAACGATTCTGATGCTAATTACTTAGACTTAGATGTTTCACCAGGTGTTGCATATGTAAATGGTTATAGAGCAGAAACACAAACTGCAAATACTTTAGCGATTGCTAAACCACAAACATACGTTTCAGAAGCTAACGTTAACATTCCAGTTGTTTATGGTAACTATGTGTTATCTGACTCTGGTACACATACTGATATAATTAATTTTGCAACGCTAGACTCAGCTACTTTATTTAACAGTGCAAATGCTGCTGTTGGTAAAGCAAGAATTAGAGCTATCGAAGAAGATGGAACAAAGCATCGATTATATATCTTTGACACTAAGATGTACTCAGGTAAAAACTTTGAAACTGACGTATTAAGTATCGGTGCAAGTCCAACAAACGATTTTGCTATTGAGCAAGAAGTACTCAATGGCGTTGCAAAGTCAATTATTAAACAACCAAGAGATAATAACGTATTCTTTGATTTACCAAGAAAGAGACCAAAAGAATTATCAGACATTACAATGACTGAGCAGAGATATTTATCTGCTACCTCAAATGGTTCTGGGCAATATACAGTTACAGTATCTGCTCCTTCTGCATTAGCTGATACTTCTTTATGGGTTGCAACACTAGCAGATGGAAGCATTATTGGTCCAACAATTGTATCTTCTGCTGCTACATCTGTAACGATTGGTGGATTAGGTACATCAGCTGCGTTTGATTTAGCTTACTATGTAACAAATACGATTACACAAAGAACTAAGACGCTTACGACTACAACTAAAACATCTACTGCATCTGGTGATTATGTAGATTCAGATGGTATTTCATATTTAAATCTTGGGCAAGCTGACTTATACGATGTACTTGCAATTCAAGACAGTGCAGGTGGTACTGCTGTTGATATTGCAGATAACTTTATTATTGATAATGGTCAAAGAGATAACTATTATCAGCCTGCTAGACTTATTCTTAAATCAGGATTAAGCAAGCCATCAGCTACTTATTGTCAATTTAGATACTTTGCACATGGCACTGGTGATTTCTATTCAGTTAACTCATACGATGGTCAAGTATCTTATGGAAATATTCCTTCTCATACATCACCTGTAGAAGGAATTATAGAACTTAGAGATGTCTTAGACTTTAGGCCTACTAAATCAGCAATTGCAGGAACAATTGCAACGCTGTCTGATGTTAATCCATTACCAAGAAATGGAGATACGATTACTGCTGACATTGAGACATATCAACCTCGTTCAGATAAATTAGTTATCGATGAAAATGGAGTGTTGATTAATGTACAAGGTACACCAGATTTTAATCCTAAATTCCCTAACACACCAGACGGAACTTTAGAATTATATCGCATAGCTCTTAACGCAAATACAATTAATGATTCAGATGTTGTTCTAAGTCCAATTGATGCGAAGAGATATACTATGAACGATATCTCTAAGTTAGATAAACAAGTTCAAAGATTAGAAGAACTTACTGCTCTGTCATTACTTGAAGTTGATACAAAGAACTTACAAGTATTAGATAGTACTGGTAATGCTAGAACAAAAGCTGGATTCTTAGTTGATAACTTTAGTGATCAAGCATTTGCACAAACTGCTGATGCTGGTTATAGCGCATCAATTGATCCAGGTGAAAAGATATTAAGACCATCTTTCCATGAAAACAACATAAGACTTATATACAATGCTGACTCATCATCAAATGTAACAAAAGTCGGTGACTTAGTTATGTTATCATATGACTCAGCTGAATATCAAGCAATTGACATTTGTTCAGGCACAGAAAATGTAAACCCATTCAATGTTACTTCATCTAGAGGTAATATTACATTATCTCCAGCATCAGATGAATGGAGAGAAGTAAAACAAACTGGACAAAAAGTTGTCCAAGGTGGAACTAAATTAGATACCACTCAGGCTTACCTATGGAATAACTGGGAATGGAACTGGGGCGGTAAAAATATAGAAGATTTAGAAGTCGGTGACGATGCAAATAGATCACTCACATCATCAACTCCTGATAGAGATTACAGAACAGCACAAGCCAGAAGAGCTGATATGTGGGGAGATCAGCCTGACTCACCAAGATATAATGCAGATGCCGACGAAAGAGCTAACCCAACAAAAGTTAATCGAATTGTTTCATCAGAAACGATAAGAGAAGTTATTGGAAATAAAGTTGTTGATGTTGCACTTATACCTTGGATTAGATCACGTAAGATTTACTTTAAAGTTGGTGGATTAAGACCTAACACTAAATACTATCCTTACTTTGATAATAAGGCAATTGATAGTTGGGTTAGAGAAGAAACATTTGTGAACTTCTCATCTGATACTACTGACTATGGTAACCAATACGATGCAGCAACATCTCACCCAGAAGGTTCATCATCACTTGTATCTGATACAAATGGTGCAATTGAGGGTTCATTCTTTATTCCTCACAAACAATTTAAAACTGGTACCAGACAATTTAAACTATTAGATATTTCTGGTGGATTAGACAACCAAGCATTATCTGTTGCAACCGCAACGTATGAAGCAAAAGGTACAATTGAAACTGTACAAGAAACAGTTAAGACAACTCGTGTACTAAATGTTTTAGGTGAAGAAACTACTACATCTAATAGTAAGAAAGTTAAAAGTTTTGTACCATCTGTAGGTAAACTTATTAGTCCACTTAGAACTGGTCCAACTACATTTACAGCAGATAATACGTTACCTGATGCTAACTTAACGTTTAGTGACTTTGGTACTAGATCATTAAACGACGCATTCTTTGGTAATAAGATGATGAGAACAAGATGTGGATATCGAGATCCTCTTGCTCAATCTTTCTTGGTCAACGATTTAACAGGAGTATTCTTAACAAAAGTTAAAGTATACTTTGCAACTAAAGATAGTACATTACCTGTAACTTTACAAATTAGACCAATGGAGAATGGACATCCACATTCTACAAAATATATTGCAACTAAAACACTTACGTCATCTCAAGTAACAACTGTATCAACACAAACAGTTGCTGGAGTTTTGGCAGCTCCTACATCATTTGAGTTAGATGAGCCTGTATATCTCTCACCTCAAGAGGAATATGCAGTCGTATTACTTGCTGATAGTAACAAATACACAGTTTATGTTTCAGAAGTTGGACAA